TGTAAGCTGCGGTAAACTTGCTAAAAAACTCGTCGTCAATAAAAAGAATCAAGTTGAAAATGGAACTGGTATTTTTGGTGATGACGCAGATAAAAACCGAGACCACTACACAGGAGAGAAGGCTACAGGACTTAACGTAAAAACGTCTAATGACGGTACGGATGTTGCTTATGGAAAACGGGGTTGCGCTGTTATAGACGGTGTTAATGTGGACGAAGAGGGCGTCATTACAGGGTTCACTGAAAGTACTGAAAGGGCTCGTAACCGACACGCCAACTATTTATACGGAGTAGCTGAACAGAATGGGCAAGCATTAACCGAAAAGGACAAGGCGGACGCAGACGCATATAAAATGAAGGAGATAAACACTATCAATGATGCGATGAAAGTTCTTGCGCCTGGAGGTTTATCCCAAGGAACCGTGGGAACTGTTATGGGCGCCGTTATGGGAAAACTAGGTTACGAAGAAGGTGAGAAGTTTAGTAACCTTCAAAAACTGTTTACTGATTACCAAAACGGGGATAACCCAAGCCCAGAAAGAACCAAGGCAGAAAAGCAAATTAGAGTTACCCTCGCTAACGCCTATCGTAATAAGAACCAGAACGCACCTGGCTTCCGTCTTAATATGGCAATAGAGTATTGTCAAACAGGGATGGCTACACAAAACCAAGGGTTTGTAGTCACTAAACCAGCAGGGGGACAGACCTTTGTAGGTTCTGAGAGTGATGGTATTGGAACTGCTGCCGCAAATATCATGGGGTATGGTAGAGAGGGTGGTCCCGCTCCCATAACTTCTATTACAGGAACAGGAATAAACTTTGAAGGAGGTATCGGTCTCCGTCGCCGACTAAAGGAAGGTGTTGCGGTACAGGAAGCTGTGGAGTCCACAGATTCAATCCTCCCGCGCATGAGAGAATTGAGCGGAGCTAAAGCCGCTAAGACAGGAGACTCAGAGGTAGGAAACTCAGCTATGAAAGCCGAAGATTTCGTTAGACAGCTTCAAGAACTCATTAAGAGGATAGATAAAGTACAGACCGTCAAGAACTAGCTCGGGTTTGATACTGTAAGGCTTCCCGACGATTACTATAGCCATACGGCGCGTCTTCTGGTAGATTACCATCCAATCCTTATCGGCGTGAGAGGCGTCATTCTGTGCCTGTGAGATGAAAGACTTAAAATCGCTTTTTCGTTTAAACAAATCATCAAGCTGAACGTCATACCCATTTTTACATTCTATAACAAATGGAAAAGTAACGGGAGTAATAAGGTCCCCTTGAATCCGTAGATGGTCGGGTAAGTCCTTATGAGTGGTAGCGAAAGCGCCTGAACCAGGAGTCCTATTGAACTCCTTAGTATTAAACCTTTCGTTCAGTATCTTAGCGATTTTACGCTCAAAGTTACTGCCTTTGCGCTTACTGTTAACGCGCTTCTTTTTGGAGAAATCTCCAAATTCTAAAATTGAATCGATATTTTTTGACATGATATACTATAATATTTTATGAATGCTGTTAAGGATAAAATTACATTTGCCGTTAACGGCGAAACATTTGGTAAATTTAAACTCCGTGATGGAGACCGAAAAATGAAACTATACATTAAATTAAATAAAGAAGAGACTGCCCAATGGGAATCTCTAAAACAAGCCCTTACAGGTGGACAGATGTCTAACGACACTCTTGCCCGTATCCTGTTTTTCAAAGGCATCCACGCCATTACCGCTGAACTCAACGAACGTGTCGAAAACATGAGCGATGAAGAGAAAGAGGAAATCATGAAACAAATGAGCGCAGAACAAGCTGACGCTGCTATGAATATGGCAGAGGACGAGTTGGGTGGAGAAGACAATGAGAAGTCTGACCAAGCTAGTAACTGAGCAGGAGTTGAACGAAGTATTGAAGGACCGGAAGCGTAAAAACTTTTCAGTTCTCTACTACTCAACATGGTGTAGTTGGTGCGACAAGATTCTTGAACGCGCTGAAGCATGGAAAGACGAGAAGGGTCATGAAACCGTTTACTTAGTAAACAGTTGGGACTTACCGGAATCATTCGCTTCATTTTCAATTACATCAGCTCCATCATTAGTTCATCTTGTGAATAAGAAAGTTAGGGTAGATGTGGAGTATCCTAAGGTTTACTCCTTCTTCTCTACTCAGTCTCCTCCAAGAAAGACTTAATCTTCTTGTCTTTATACTGTTGAATCTTTTCCTGATATTTCTTGTTTTTAGTATAAATAAGCTTCAGGTTATTTACTATAACAGTAGTGAAGTAGTTGAAAGCCGAACCTTTTTCACGGGTAAAGTTTTTAAGTACTTTCAAGGACAATACGAAACATTCTTGTTTAGCATCATCAAACTCCACTTTAAATTTAAAGGATATAAGGATGCTTGTAATTAATAAGTCTAGTTGCCCGATAAGTTCATCTTCATACTCCGAGGGATTTTCCAAGTAGTTAAAGATGGTTTCCTCAAACTTCTTATTATCAATATAGTGTTTCTTTTTTTTACACTTCGCCATAACCTATCATAGAACATGGACTTAGAAAAATTACTACAAAATTTCGACAAAGACGAAAAAACAAAAGATTATTCATCTACAGATGTTGGTGATGAGAAAATTGTTTTCATTACCACTTGTCAATATCGTGAGCGCGGGAGTCTATATGATTTCAACGACCATGAGTATGCGGCTGTTAAAACCCTTCTAGAGAAGACAGGCGTACCCGAGGGACACTATCAGTTCGTACCCGCGATTCGGGAACCCAACACCTCAGAGGACGACTTAACAACGGCAGACTATAACACCCATCGTCCATTCCTTTATGAGGACCTAGACCAGATTAAGCCAGAGCTTATTATCCCTCTAGGTAATGTAGCGATGAAGACTCTGCTGAAGAAGTCCGGCTTATTTAATAAGCGGGGTAAAGAGTTTGAGTATGAAGGTTGTCCTGTAGTACCGACCTATAGCTCAGACCTCGTCTTCCTAGAGCCAAAGCTACGAAAGCTGTTTGTTCAGGATGTAGAGAATGCGTACAATAAATTCATCTTAGATAAGAATAAGTTTGACGGAACTGGGTATGTTCTATGCAAAACCATTAAGGAGTTCAATGAGCAAATGGACAACCTTAAAAATTATGACGTAGTTGGTGCAGACATTGAAACAACTGGATTGGATTTCAAGAAAGATGTTATGTCAACTATTGCGTTTTCGTACGGAGAGAATCAAGCCTTTACCATACCTATTCATCATCGCGAAAGTCCATTCGATGATAAAGACAAAGAAATCATTAGAGAGAGGCTCAGTGATTTGCTGGCAGATTCGAGTACTGAGAAAATTTTCCATAATTGCCAATTTGATTTAAAATTTTTGATGACTTTTGGAATTACAAACTTTAATAATATTGGCGACACAAAAATTATGCACTCGCTACTCGATGAAAATCTTCCTCACGGCCTTATGGATTTAGTGAAGGAGTACTTCCCTCAAGAATTGGAGAAATTTTAATGATTACTGTAGAATATATTTGGTTGGATGGGTCTGTTGATATGCCCCAACTACGTTCAAAGACGAGAGTCTTTTCTGAGAAACACGCTTTGGCTAAATTGCCTGAATGGTCTTTCGATGGTGGTAGCACCGGACAAGGAGATTTGGCAGACTCAGACCGTAAGCTTAAGCCTGTGCGCTTATATAAGAACCCTTTTAGTGAGGGTAATTACATGGTACTGTGTGAGGTTATGAACCCAGACGGTACTCCCCATGAATCTAATATGCGTAGCCTTTTGGCGGAACAGTTAGATGATGGTGATACTAGCATGTTGTTCGGGTTTGAGCAAGAGTATACTTTTGTAGACCCTATGATGCAACCCCTTGTACCGGAAGACATTAAGCAGGGAGATTTCTACTGCGGTGTAGGTGCAGGTAATGTTATTGGTCGTTTGATTGCAGATGAGCATCTAGCAAACTGCGATAAGGCAGGTATTACCTTATTCGGCAACAACGCAGAGGTAATGATTTCTCAATGGGAATATCAGACCAACGCCGCCGAAGCTCTTCAAGCCTCTGACGACCTGTGGATGTCTCGGTACATCTTACAGAAAGGTAGCGAGAAATTCAATATGAGAATCTCGTACCATCCAAAGATTTACCCGACCTTAAATGGCGCTGGTTGCCATGTTAATGTGTCTACCGAAAAGACTCGTGAGAAAGGCGGTATTAAAGAAATCGAAAGTATGATGGACAAATTGAAAGAAGCTCACTTAGAACATATCAACGTTTATGGTGCAGGTAATGACTTGCGTCTAACGGGTGAATGTGAGACTTCTAACTATGATGAGTTCTCTTGGGGCGTCGGAGACCGTGGCGTAAGTGTTCGCATCCCGTCGCACGTAAAGATTGATAGGTGTGGTTATTTCGAAGACCGTCGCCCAGCAGCTACCTGTGACCCTTACCTAGTAACCTCTCAGATGATGGAAACTCTAGTTAGATGTTAAAACCTGGACTTCCCCCTCAATTATTAGATGAGGTAATTCGTGCTCTAAATGAGTATCAAGCTGCTATAATGAAAGCGGGGGAAGTAACCCAATCTAATTACAAATCTAACGTACACTACGTTAATATTATTTTCGAACTAAACCACATAATAAAAGAATTAAAAAATGCTAACCGTAACTAACGGAGGAGCCCATGACTGGGAAAACATGCCTCTGGATGAAATGGCGTTGGGAAACGCTATGGACGCGGACTTCACCTTACGCGCCCACACCAATATGATTGGAGAGATGAATAGGAAGGGCGTAAACCATGTTTACGAAAAGCTTCTTAAAAAGATTCTCGTTGTAGCATCAGATGTGGAACACCGAGGTATTTTGGTAGACAATAATTGCGTAGCCCGATTCGATGAGCTTCTCGCAAAAGAAATTGGAGAGCTAGAAACTAAGCTCTCTGAGCTATCAGTAATTGACGATGTTAATCCTAGGTCGAATGCCGATATGGGACTCCTGCTCTTTACTAAAGAAGGTTTCGGGTTAAGAGCTTTAGAGTTTTCCAAGAAAACTAAAGCAGCGTCGATTACTGAAGCTCACTTACAGAAAGTGGCCGTGACTGCCACAGGGGATGCCAAAGAGTACATTGACCTTTTACTTAAATACAAAGGTCGAGTAAAACAACATAAGACCTATGTTAAAGGTGTAGAAAAAGCCACTACATACAACGAAGATGGTAGGGTTTACTCTAGCTATAACTTCGGTAACGTGGTAACGGGTCGTCTAAGCTGCTCAACCTATTCTGTAGGTAAAGAACGTAAAGGTATTTCGTTCCACACGTTACCCCGCCCTGATGAGGATGACCCTGTCAATCTTCGTAGTATGATGACTGCGGATGATGATAAAGTGTTTGTGGCTGCTGACTTCTCTCAAGCAGAACTACGAGTCCTCGCTCAGTGCTGTAAGGATAAGAACCTTATTGAAGCTTTTAACTCCGGACAGGACTTGCACAGCTTCACGGCGTCCCTTGTATTTGGCAAGAATGCTAAAGACGTAACAAAACAAGAAAGACAGATTGCTAAGAGCGTAAGCTTCCTCATTGTGTATGGAGGGGGTCCGAACAAACTCGCAGAACAGATAGGTCAGTCTGTAGGATATTGTAAGAATATTTTTAAAGCTTATCAAGATTCTTTTCCAAAAGTTTTTAAGTGGATTAACTTTGTACATAAGTTTGTGAGGGAAAATGGATACGCAGTGAGCCTTTTTGGGCGCAGGAGACATCTTCCAAATGTTAAGAGTCCCAATAAAAAATATCAGTACCGCGCTTTACGACAAGGCATGAACTTTGTTATTCAAAGCTCTGCCTCTGATTTAATGCTCCACTCAATCCTTCGTCTGCAAAAATACCTGAAAGCCACAGACTTAGATGCGCAGATTCTTGCTACGGTCCACGACTCTGTTGAAGTGCAATGCTCAAGAAAAGACTTAAAGAAAGTTATTGAGCTTATGCGTTATGTGCTGGAAAGCACAGAAGATTTCAAAGAGTTGTATGGCTTGGACTTTGTGGTTCCTTTTGCTGTTGATGTTGAAGCAGGTTATTCCTTTGGGGATATGATTGATGCAGAATTCAGTAGCGAAGGACATCTGCTTAATGAAGCAGAAATTATAGATTATGTCGAAACCAGCTAAAGTTGTTATCCTAACGGATTTGCATTTACGCGCAGATTATTTTCCAGGGTTCTTGGATAAACAAGTAGAGACCCTTCTGCACCTCACTAACAGGAAGCCTTGCTCACACGTCGTCATTAACGGGGACGTGTTTGAGCGTAGAAACCCCCGCAGCGAAGAGCTCCTGGCGTTTGGTTATTTGTTAGATAATATTAAATGTAAAAATATTATTGTTAATAGAGGTAACCACGACACCCTCCGTAAAGACGGAACCTCAGACACCATCCTATCACTGTTCTCTGAGAAAGCTAGGATTGTTAAGGACACTGAAACGATTAGAATTGGAGACGTAAACTTTGATTTTATTCCTCATTATGAAGATGAAGATAGAATCATTGCTGACCTAAAGAAAACAAAGAATCCAGTGTTCGGACATTTTGGGTTTGACGGGTGTGTGTCTAATGGGACGTATGCTTATGAAGCCCGTGTGAAGAAGTGGCATCTCAGAGGGAAACCGTTCGCTTTCCTCGGACATATTCATAAACCTAAAATCTACGATAACGTCGTAATCCTAGGAACGCAGTACTCTAATACTTTCGGAGAGGCAAACGCACAGAAGTTTTCGCACGAATTAGTAATTAGAGACCAAGAAATAGAGCTTATTAAAAAGCCTATTGGTAAAGGCATTAAACATATTGTAGGAACTATTGATGAAATTCCTGCCCTCGCCAAAAAACACAAGTTCGAAGACTTTTACACCATCCTCAGAGTTAAGATGGATAAGCTGGATTCCTACACCGAGAAGAGATTGAAGGAAGAGATATTCGCAGAATACCCTATCCAAAGTTTGGAACTCGTGTTTGAGGATGTGCTTCCCAAGTTCGAATCTGGATACGTACCTAAAAATCGTATTTTTAGTTTGGATGACAAGGTAATAGACGAGTATATTGACGCCAGCGATACTGTGTTCAAAAAAGAAGAGTTGCTGAAAGGGTTATCGGAGATAAAAGATGCAGTTAAATAAAATAGAAATATATAATTTTCTTTCTGTAAAAGAGGCGGTCGTAAACTTCGATTCTTATGGAAACCTTGTTCGTATTGTAGGAAAGAACTTTGACAGCAAACCTTCCGGTTCTAACGGGGCAGGTAAAAGCACCATCATTGAGGCTGTTATGTTCGCGCTGTTCGGGAAGACTATCCGTAAGACTAATGACAAGAGTTTAAAGAACTACCACACCAAAGGAAAGTGTCGCGTTGTTCTTACAGTAAACGGAGACACCGTCATCGAACGTATAAAACGAGCCCCTATGTTATCAGTAACGGTAGGGGACGAGAACTGTACGCAGGAGTCTATTCAGGCTACCCAGAAGTACCTGGAACAGATTCTCAATATTAACCATAATGTTTTTCTTGCTTCTATCGTATTCGGTCAGTCGAATAACACAGACTTTCTCACAGCATCGCCCGAAGAAAAAAGGGCTATCATTCAAAACTTCCTCTCAGTAGGGGACCTGTTTAAGAATAGGTCTACCATCAAGTCCCTTAAATCTAAGTACTTAAACGGCAAGAAGGTTAATTTAGCTCTCCTAAATAACGGCAATGATAAGATTGACAAAATAGCTGGTAAGCTCAAGAAGTTACGGGCTATGAAGAAAGAAGCTAAATCTTTCCTGTCTTCTGAAAAATATAAATTTATTTTTGGAAAGTCTCTTACAGAGATACAAGAACAGGAACGCGCTTATCACGAAAAGGATTTAGAGTATGAACGTACTGTAGCACGTAGAGACGTTCTGAGAGAAAGTATCCTCCAAACCCATTCCATGATAAAGAATTTGGGGGAAGCGCAGTGTGAGCATTGTGGGAAGCTCTCTAACGCTAACTACGACAAGAGTGTCTTTCTAGAAAATAAAATTCAAGAGATGTCGAACGAAGAAAGGGCTATCGTTAAAACAATAAAGGCTTTGGGTAAGGAGGTCGATGCTCTGGAAATCCCCGTTACAACCTCAGACTTCGAAACCATTGAAAAGTTTAAGGAGATTGATACAGAAATAAAAATTCTCACTTCACAACGTAAAGAAGAGAAAAAACTTATTTTGAAGTACGGAAAGCTTGCAACGGACGCACAGAAAAAGTATGATATCCAGAAGTTTTGGGAACACGCTTTTTCCGAAGCAGGTTTAATTAAGTACGTTATCCGTAATATCCTCGACTACTTAAATGAGCGATGCAACTCCTACCTCAGCACCCTAACGAAAGGTAATTTCGTCATAAAATTTGATGATTCTTTAGTCGAAAGCATCTATAATAACGGAGTCGAATGTCATTTCGATTCCCTTTCGGGAGGAGAGAAGAAGAGGGTGTCTTTGGCTGTGATGCTGGGACTCAATGACCTTCTTCTTTTGACGGGCAAGGACCGCTCTAACATTATTTTCTTTGATGAAGTAGCGGAAAACCTAGATGCTGACGGGGTAAAAGGCTTAATTGAGCTTATTCACCAATTGACAAAACACAAGAAATTATTCTTGATTACTCACAACGAGTATTTAACTTCGCTTTTAGAAGAATATTCTGAAACTTTAAAGGTTATAAAACGCAATAATCTTACCAAAATCACTAAATAAACGGCATAGAAAAATGAAATATACCCCTAACGGAAAGAGATTAATCGTGACTCGCAAAAAGCACGAGACTAAAACTAAGTTCGGCATTGTCCTCCCTGAACAGATGACGGAAAAGAAATTGAGCGAAGGCTACATCGAGCGTATTGCACGGGGTTGCGAGGGCGACCACTGGGAAGAAGGGATGCACGTTATTTTTGCTCAGTTCGCTGGACAAGAAATTAAGGTGGGTGAGGATGTGTATTTGGTAATGCCCGAAGAAGATGTGCTGGTTTACGGCTGGGATAGCGAGGAAGAGTAATGGGTTTTGAAATCAAAGAAGGCTCCCTGGGGGAGACCATTTTCATGGATAAGTACGCTTACCCAGGGGAAGATTCCTGGAAGCAATGCGCGAAGCGCGTAGCTAAAGCAGCTGCGGACCCAGAGTTCCCCGAGAATCGCGAGAAATACGAACAGAAGTTCTACGAGGCGATTAACAATGGAGACTTCTGCCCAGGAGGACGTATTTTGTATGGCTCTGGCAGGAACCGTCAGAACATGCTTAATTGCTATGTACTTGACCCTGAGGATTCCGTAGATAGTATCGGTAAGATTATCTCTGATATGTACAAGATTTCTTGTGGTGGAGGAGGAATCGGTTTTAATTTCTCTAAAATTCGTCCCAAAGGGGACAACATTCAAAACATTAGGAACTCGGCTCCCGGGTCTATCTCAGTGATGCGAATGATTAATGAGATTGGAAATCATGTTCGTGCAGGGAAAAATCGTAGAACTGCACTAATGTCTATCCTAGATATTACACATCCCGATTTTTTGGAGTTTCTCCATGTTAAGTTGGACAGAAACGAACTCACCAACTTCAATATTTCAGTAGCAATCACGAAGCGATTTATCGAATCTGTTGAAAAAGACGAGGAGTGGCACTTTACGTTTGGGGGAAGACAAAATAAATATTATGTTTACGAAGTTGGGCGTATCTCTGAGGAAGGCAACGACACAGTTGAGGTCGTGGCTAAAGATGAAGAGGACGCGCTTGGACGTGCCAAGCTGCACCACCTCAAGCATTACGAGGATACATTTGAAGGAGCTACGAAGAAACCAATCCGCGCCCGTGAACTCTGGGAACGCATTGTAGATAATGCGATTGAGTCAGGGGAACCGGGTATCTTCAACATTGATTTTGCTAACGAGTACACTAACGTATCTTATTTTGAGCACATGCCTTCTACTAACCCCTGTGGTGAGGAAGTGCTTCCTGCATACGGCAACTGTTGTCTTGGTCACGTTAATCTGGCTAACATGGTTGACATGGACGGCACTATCGATTGGCGTAGGCTTGCCCGTACGATTCGCACAGGTACTCGGTTCTTGGATAACATCCTTACGGCGAACCACTTCCCTATCCCCGAGTGCGATGAAGCAGGAATCCGTTCCCGACGAATCGGATTGGGCATTACCGGACTCCATTACTTCCTCATCAAAGCGGGGTACAAGTACGGCTCGGAAGATTGCTTGGAGTTCTTGGAACGGTTATTCGCTACAATAAGGAACGAGGCATACAAAGCTTCTATGTATCTTGGACGTGAGAAAGGTAGTTTTCCGGCTTATGACTGGAACAAACTAAAAGATGAAAAGTTCTTTAAAACCCTGCCTTCACGTATCCGCTCTGATGTTAAAAAGAACGGACTTCGTAACGCAGTTCTCCTTACTGTCGCGCCGACTGGAACTATCTCTATGGTATTGGGAGTCAGTACTGGTCTTGAACCCATATTCGCTCCCGTCTATAAGCGCCGTTGGCGCACTGGGACTGATGGCGTCTGGAATGAGACTACTGTGGTGGACCCTCTGTTTAAAGAACTTCACCTAAGAGGTAGAAATGTATCTCACTGTGTTGGGGCTTATGATGTTACTCCAGAAGAACATATTAAGGTTCAGGCAGTGGTCCAATCTTTTATTGACTCAGCAGTTTCAAAAACCTGTAATCTACCTCCAGACTTTGAGCCCTCTAATCTTTATGATGATTTGCTTATGTATGCAAATGATATGAAAGGGTTTACTTTTTATCGTGCGGGTTCCCGTGGCAATGAGCCCCTGGAAGCTGTAGATATTACCAGTCTCGACTTGGACAAGCTCATTATCGAAGGAAAAATCGAAGAGCAGGTCCAATCCGTAGAAACTTGCATAAATGGCGTCTGTGAACTGTAGTCAGGGACTATAATAAGTTATGGCAGGATGGGAATTTCCAGGAGATAAAAACACGAACGGATACAAGAAGTTCCGCTTTGCGTGTGAGGATAACGAGTGTCTCGGTGAAAAGAGCTTTCACGCGCAGTTGGAGGAGCCTCCCGAGTTTGTACCTTCGGGATGTCCATGTCCTTTCGGAGGAGACCACGACGCAGTGTGGGTTATCGATAAAGGTCCTGCGGTTCATATACATGGAACCGCAGGAGGAGAAGACAACCCTCACTACACTACCGCAAGGGCTGCATCTGAACACAGGTGGATGGAGCTACAAATTGAAGAAGCTAAGAAAGCTGTGAACGCGGAGGACCAACTAACTGGTACTGCCGCAAGCCCATACTCCAAAGTAGTTCCTAACTATGAGGAGATGGAAAAGAAAGGGAGGGTAAAGCGTGATGACACGGCTACCTCCGAACAAAAAAAGCGTATTCGTGAAGAACGCGCTAAAATAGTAGCGGAAGATGCGTCTGATAAAATCGACCGCGAAATTGAACGACGACATACAGGAAACAGACATGACGGATAAAACATTCAAGAAAATGGACAAGGTGTACGTATTTAACAAGTCCCAAAATCCAGACCCGGAATACAAAACCGAAGGAGCCGCTGGCTTTGATATTGCATCGAACGAAGATGTAATGATTCAGCCAGGAGAAACGGTTCTTGTAGGAACTGGCTTAGGCTTTGTGCTTATGTCAGGCTGGGAAGCCCAAATTAGGCTTCGTAGTTCGTGGGGATTAAAAGGACTGATAATTCCAAATGCGCCAGGAACCATTGATGAAGATTACAGGGGAGAAATTAAAGTTATGTTACATAACTTAACTTCTTTGCCTATCAAGATTAACAGCGGTGAGCGCGTAGCACAAGTAATTTGTGCCCAAAATTATCGTCCAAAAATTCACATTATGGACTCTGATGAGTGGAACTCACCTCTTAACAAAACTCTTCGAGGAGAAGGTGGCTTCGGTTCAACAGGGGACAAATAATGGCTTACGAATTTCAAGAATCTATTCAGCGCGGGATTGTGTATCTCGCCAAATCTGACGACAACTTTTTGGTACAGGCAATGCCGATGGTGAAGGACTCATATTTTGAGTTCCCTCAACACCAAAAATTCTGGTCGGTAATTAAATCTCACTATAGCTCTTACAAAAAGCTCCCTTCGGACGAGCAAATCTTGGAGCAGATTAGAGAGATAAAAACTGACAATGAGTTAATGTCGGACTTCAAAGAAGAGCTTAAAGAAATCAACACCGTTGATGAGAAGTCTTTAGAGAACGAAGAGTTTTATTTAGATAAAGTTGAGGAGTTCGCTAAAGAGCAATCTCTTAAAGACGCCATCATAAGTTCTATCGATTTGCTAAAACAAAAGAAGTTCGGTAGAATCGAAGAACAGATTAGGGAAGCACTTTCCGTCAGCCGGAACGTAGACCTCGGAACTGATTACTTTGGTGGTGTAGAAGAACGTTATGAAAGACTCAATAATACTCATGTTAATGCTCAGTTTAGAACTCCTTTCGAAACTGTTAATCAGGAGCTTGAAGGAGGTCTTGCCCCTAAAGAATTGGCGATGGTCGTCGCCCCTCCTGGCGTGGGCAAATCTCTGTTTCTAGCGAATCAGTGTGCTAGGTCTGTAATGGATGGAAAGGACGTACTGTACGTCTCGTTGGAAATGTCTGAGGACCGTGTAGCACAACGTCTCGACAGTATCTTTACTCGTATTAAGCAAGCTGAGTTGAAGGGCGGCGTTAAGATGCTTAGTGACCGTCTAGAGCAGATGCAAGCAGCCGCACCAAATATGGGACGGTTAAAGATTAAAGAGTTCCCGACAAAGCGTCTTACTGTAGCAGGTCTTCGTGCGTACTTAAATCAGTTACGCAACTACGAAGATTTTAACCCTGATATTATTGTTATTGATTATCTTGAGTTAATGACAAACACTGACGCTACCATGTCTGAGTACTTAGGTCAAGAACGTATCGCCCAAGAGCTTCGTGGAATTGCTGTCGAGCACAAGTGCTTAGTGTGGACTGCTACCCAAACAAACAGGAAAGGTAAAGAGGTAGATATTATTACAGACGCTGAGTTGGCGGACTCTTACGGAAAGATTCGTGTGTGTGATTTGGCATTCTCAATCAATCAAAAAGAGCAGGAGTTTGACGAAGGCAAGGCTCGTATGTTCGTAATGAAATCGCGAAACGGTAGGGCACGTTACATTGTTCCAATCCGAATCGATTACACTAGATTAACGGTAACGCAACAATGAGTAAAAAATTCCCAACATATAATCACCCCATGACAGTGTATACTGGTATCAAAACTTTTGATATTAAACAAATTTCTTTGAAAAAAGATAATCTTTATGGGTGTGTAGAGTTTTCGAAATACCTTTTAACAGTTGACCCTAATCAACATCCTGAAGATTACAAAGGAACTTTACTACATGAGATTTGTCATATCGGATATGAGATTTTCGGACTTAATGACGATGACGAAATGCCAACTATGAGTAACGAGTTCTTAACAAGTGTTACTTCAAACATGATACAACAAATGGCAGGTCTTAATCCTGAACTTTTCCAATTTATTTTTGCAGACAATGATTAATATAAAAGAAATTTACGATAATATAGAAGATTCTTATATGGATGTTACTAAGAAATACATCGCTATTTCTGAGCATAACTTCCAAGAAGCTATGGGTAATCACCCCTCCACTTTCGCATTCTTTGCTGGTGTAATGGCTTACGCAAAAAAGGAATTAGACCGAGCCAACCTTATTCACGAAACCCGTGAAGCAGAGCTCAGAGAAGAACGTCGCGAGGAGATGAGGCAATCCGGTCAGAAGACTACCGACCGTGCGTTGGACGCATATTTGAAGACTCAGCCTGAGCTTCAAACCCTTCAACGAGGAATCGTCGCGAAGGCACATAAATTTAATTTATGTAAGAATATTGTCTCCAGTTTGGACCACCAAAAGGATATTATTATCCAGTTATCAGCAAACAAACGAGCAGAAGCTAAATTGATTGAGCAATTGTAACCAGTCGAACCAATGAGGTAGGTAACTTGTGCATATCTTGCCCAACCTGTAATTTATCCAAAGGAAGCGCCATTATTTCTCACAAGAGACTATAATAATATACAGCTGTCCGCAAACAAACGAGCGGAAGCTAAACTAATTGAACAACTTTAAAAAACTATGGTTAACATCGAACAACTAAGAAAAAAGTATGCCGAGATTAATAATCCCGGCGGTGGAGGTAACTCCGATTTCCTAAGCAAATTCTTCATGATGGACGAAGGTACATCTGTGGTGCGCGTACTTCCTGCAAAGGATGAGGCGAACCAAGAGTTTTATGCTGAAACTGCAATTCACCGTCTCAACGACAAGAATTATCACTGCCCACGTGTGAAGGGTGATAAATGTCCTGTATGTGATACTTACTACAACATGTGGAAAGAAATTAACGCGATTGGCAAGGAGACCCCTAAAGGCAAAGAGCTTCAGGACCTAGCCCGTCAAATCAAGTCTCGCAAGCGTTACTACATGAACGTAGTAGACCGTCGCGACGAATCTGTTAAGATTCTTTCTGTGGGGCAAAAGCTTTTCGGCAAAGTACTAGACTGTTTCTTTGACGAAGACTTTGGTGATATCACTAACGTGAAAGAGGGCTGGGACTTTAAAATCGTAAAGGATACCCAAGGTCAATGGCCGAACTACGATAAGTCTTCTCCGAAGCCTAAGCAAAGTCCGGCTGGTACTGACGCACAGAATGCGCAGTGGATGGATGAACTGCATGATATCCACGGTCTTGTCAAGGTCGCTGATTATGATGAGTTGAAGGGTATGATGATGGAACTGGAGGCTTCTACGAAGGGTCCACAACCTGAGACCGTTGCTTCGCAAACCCAAGCGCCAGATGATGAAGATTACATGGCACATCTTAAAGACTTAAAAGTGGATTAATACATGGCAGAAAAGCTAAAGATTTTAGCTTGCCCAAGTAACCATGGAGGATGCGCTTATTACCGCATCCTCC